TGTTAAGATGTTCTTCAGTCGGTTTGTTTTCTAAGCCAAGTCGTGTAGCGGTTATGCTATACACACCTTCGCGCATACTGATATGTTTACTTATCATTTTTTAATTTTTTAATTAAACTATTATCTTTTATACACTTTGTTTTCTAGATCGCTAACTCTTTCTTCAAGTTTTTCTATTTCCTTTTCTAAGTATGTAACCTTTTGCTTTAACAATAAACCATCAGAAGTTTCTTTAACTTCATATGTAGGTAGTTCTTTAGCTAGTTCTATTTCTTGTTTAAGGTTGTTATAACCCATAGTGCCGGATATAACAAACCCTATGACGATCGCAATACTTTTTACGTCGATTTTAAAGTCTGGCTTTTTATCGCCATCTATATCTATACCTATTGTTTTATCGCCTAATTCTTCTATTTGTTTCATTATGATAGTGATTTAAAAAAGTCATACACTTGTTTTCCTATTAAACTAAATATACCGAAACCTAGAGCGTTCCTCCACTTTACAGTTTCTTTTCTAAAATTTGAATTTTCTTTTACTTCAGTCCATATACCTTCTTTTGGATCAAAGAGATTATTTTTAATGAAGCGCAAATCGTCTTTCACATCATCGTGAGCTAGCCTGTTATCTTCTTTTATCTTTTCAACTTCAGTAAATATCTGTTCTACTTGATATTCTAATATTCTTAATATTTCTTTAGTTGTTTGACTTTTGTTTAGTGCCATATTTTATTATTACTTACTTTTTACTTTTTTTACGCTTTCTTTCCTCTGCTTTTCTTTTTTTTATTTCTTGTTTTACTTTTTCTACCTCTCTATCTGGTATACCCACATCCCAAGCGTTCCAACCTAAAAGTACAGATATTCTTTGCCACGCCGCATTATTTTTATCCATAGCCGCTCTAACGTTATTAAGGTTTGCTATAACTCTATCAAGAGGAACATTAGTAGTACCTGATACAATGTTACCTACAGCTTCATACGCTGGGTTGTCAATATCAAATCCCATTTCTTTTATAGCATCTCTATTAAATTTATATGTTTGTGTTGCGCTATATACTTTTCTTGCTTTACTACCTATTGGTGGAGATATATTTAATCCTTCAATCATTGTGTAAGCGTGATCAGCTCTGTATCCACGTTTTTCTTGCTCTAAAAATTTAATAATCATATTCTTAACTGTAGCTACAGCAGCACCTTGAACACCTAAACCTCTCAATAAACTATCAGCCATGTTGTTTGCTACTCTTACTGCTTTTCTTTTTTCTTTTTCTGACATTTTATCTTCATCATCTTCTTCATCATCACCAAATGCTAATGCAAATACAGCACTTTGTAGTGCATTAAATATCATATTTTGTACAGCGCCATAATATATAATCTTTGATACATGTGTTTTCATATCACCTCTACCAGCAACTAAATCCTGTACTGATCTTTTCATTAATCTTGTGTACTGCATTGGTGTTACTTGGAAAGCCAATACTAATCTACCAAGTGGACCAGCTTGTTGCTGTGAAATCATATCAGGTCTAGCTGACTGCTGTGTTGCTTCTGATATTTCTTGGAAATCTAAAAATGCTTTTTCTTCTGCTCTTTTTTTACTTAAACCTTGTTTCACATAAGTTTCAATTCTATTTCTATAAAACGTAGCACCACCTGATGCAATAGCAAAACTATCAGCTATTCTTGTTGGTGTGAAACCTAATTGCAATAAATGATTTAAACCAGCTGATATTTTATTTTTACTATCAGCTACTCTTGCGGCAATTTCAGAAGCGTTAACATCTATATCTAACCCAGCTCTTCTTTGTTTTAGCGTTGGGTGATTAAATATATAACTAAAATCTTTCCAATATTGCTTTTGATTAGCTAAAGCTTTAGCAGCTTTAAATGGATTATTATCGTTCCAGTTTACAAAGTTCACAGATGACAATGTCTGTAGCACCGCTGATCTCATATTAAAGAACATTATTGCGCCAACAGAGTTATTAACCCAGTTTTGCCAAGCAGCTGTTATTCTATCTTGACCTTGAGATCTGTTTGTTCCATACTCCATCCTGTATTTCATATCATTTAATGCTTCAACAAATTTACTACCGTATATAAGTTCAAGTTTATTTAACCTTTCAGGTGTAAACATTTTTTCATAGTTGTCTAAATACTCTTTTAAATACTCAGATCTTTTAACTTTATTACTTACATCCTGCATGTCTGTTGATATATTACCTATCATCCATGAGTTACTTGGAGTTGTATATCCTTCTTTAAGCTTTGTTATTTGACCAGCTTGATCAGCAAACACTTTCATGTCCGAATTGTTGTTTACATGCTTGACTAGTGCTTTTTCATCTGTTTTTGATAAACCAGGTATTGGAATACCGTTTTTATTCCACAGATAAACCCTTATAGCATGTGAATTATTATAACCTTTTACTGGTGATGGCTTTCGTAATGACTTTGTAACATCTGGATAAATTTTCTTTAAATTAGCAAACTCATTAGATATAACTTGTTTAGCTGCATTTAAATCTCTAATACCTCTAGCAAATGGTCTTATTAAAGCATTTTTAATAAACTCAAATTGCTTTTCACCTTTTTTACCTTTACCTATTAATGTATACATTAGTCCAGTAAAATCTTCAGATGATGGTGCTAAAAAGAAATCTTTTAACCAGCTACCTCTTGTTGCTCCAATTTGTTTTGCCTTAGCAACACTAACTGTTGCGTTTTTATTTAGTCCAGTATTTTCCTGTATTATCTCATCAAATACAGTGTCTATATCTTTATTTAATTGTTCTTTAGCTTGTTGAACATCTCTTTTTACATCAACTTGATCTAAAACTTCCTGCACAGCTTTAACATTTTTATAAGCATCATCGCCAAAGAAAAAGTTATTATAACCATCCGCAACTTTATCTATAACAAAATCAGCTTTAGCTTGAGGTGTACCATCTTCTAAACCTGTAATATTTTCTAATTTAATATCTAGCCCAACAGCTTTTAAAAACGATTGTATCGCTATGTCAGACGATTGCGGTCTAGCTGTTAATATAAATATGTCTTTATTACCAAACTTTCCCTTTATTTTTTGTGCTAAATCAAAAAACGGTCCTTTTGTTGCACCTTTAACTTTTTCAAATTCCTTAAAGTCAAACTCAGCGCCTTGCTCTTCTAGTTCAGCAGCTTTTTCAGCAAACTCTTGCGCTCCTATCTTTTTTGTTTTACCATCAGGTGTAGTGACTATAACCTTTTCTTTTGTGTTGGCTAATGTTTGATCAAAATCAAATATTGATATGCCTTTTTCTGGAGCGTTTGGATCTCTAGCAACTTCAAGGGCTTTATCTAACTTTTTCATTCTTTGTAAGTATTCTTTATTACTTTCGTTTTGTTTTTTAGATGTTGAATACTTAATTGATTTTTTTGGTGTCACTAATTTTAAATAGCTGTCCATTTCAGCCTTAGCTTGTTTAGGTGTTATTTCACCTTTTATTTGTCTAAATATTAGATCAGCTTGTGCCTCTACGACGTCGGCATTATTGTGGTGTTTTTTATCTACTTCTAAATTATATTTTTTAGCGTAACCAGTTGTGTTTGGGTTTATGTGATGATATTCATTAAAGTATCTAATATCTGAAGATGGAACTTTACTAAAATCACCATCCTTCATAGCTTGATCTAACCCTTCTTGCAACAGTGGATGCTCTTGACTTTTAAAATCAATACCGGCTTCTTTTGCCTTTTTGCTTTTATCAACTATGTCAGCTGTTTCTTTAGTTAAAGCTACTTGATAGTAATTATCTGCAAGCCAGTCTAAGTAATTATTAAATACTTTATCTGATTTACCCATAGCCTCTAAAGATCTTATTGCTGCTCTACCAGCTTGAAAAACGTGTTCTTCCTCTGTTTTTAAATTTTTAGGATTAAATTCCATGTCTAATAAAGAAGCAAAATTTCTATTAAAACTAGCATTAGCATTTGCATTATACAATAGTTCTCTTACCTGATTTGGATATTTCTTATATAAATCTTTTAGTTCTGTTAATATTTCTTTTACACCTTTTTTATGCGAGTCTAAGTTAGCTATATTTTTATCTATGTTGCCTTTGTTTTTACCTCTAATAGCTTCTCTCATGTTATTAGTATCAGTATTACCTTCATATTTAGTATTTGATGCTAAAGCGTTAACTACAGCTAAATCAGCTATTATACCAGAATTGAGATATTTAAACGTGTCTTCTTTTTTATATGTATCAGTGGGTTTTCTATCTGCATCATTTTTTGTACGTGCGAAATTACCAATAAACCTAAAACCCCTATCTATAGCTCTAGCTGCGTCGTTTCCGGCAGCCGCAAGATTACCAGATCTTATAATTAAATCATAAGGTAAAACTTTAGCAAGAGGTCCTGTTAAAAAATCAACCATTTTTTTAGTGCCGCTTTTATTCACAGGTTCAGGTTTAGCTTGTTTGTCTAGCGTTTCTTTTACGCCACTTTTGTCACGCGTGTCGCTGTATAGTATTCTATTTTTACCATCATCTATTTTTTGTATTACCTCTTTTTGTAAGTCAGCATCAAGATTATTTTTAATAGCTTGATTAGTCATGGCTTTACCAGTCTCGTTCATTAAAGCTGATATCATACCAGATACCTTAGTTTGGTTTTTAACTTTCATAACTTCCCCTGGAATAATGCCAAGTGCTGATAAAAATTCTTTTTGATTAAATGGTTTTTTAGTTCTTACTTCTGATCCCTGTTTACTTCTACCTAATGCAGCTTCTTTTCTTACACCTGTACCTTCATAAAAAGCATCAAGTAATAATTTTCTTACGCCAGTTGATTTACCTTGCTCATTTAATGCTTCAGGTAACATATTGTATAATAACTCTGGGTTTTTTCTTATAAATGTTCTTGCTGCAATAATATCTTCTTTTTTTAATGATTTTTTAGGATCAACATACTGTTTTGGATCAACACCAAATAATTCAGCTGTTAATTCAGGTGTCATATCTTTAACTGACTTGTAGCTATCAGGCATTTTAAAGTCTTTTGACTTCATGACTTCTGTTGTCGCTTTGTCTTTTTTATCAAAATTAAACTCTTTTGATAACACTTTTTTAGTAACCTTTTGTTTTTTATCAACTTCTTGCTCTACTTCTTGTTCTACAGCAACTCCTCTAGCTTCAGATATATCTTGCTCAAACTCTGCTTTAGTCCCTGCTGTTCCTTTTTTAAACACATTACCAATTTTATTTGATAACTGTGAATTAATCCAACCAGATAAACTATCATTAACTTCAGGATTAAAATTACGTATGTGTGGTATTAATTCTCCTATAGTAGACGCTACAAAATCAGTTTCAGAAAAACCAGGTGGTTTATTTACAGGTATTTTGCTTTTAATTAAACCTTGTAATTTTTCATATATATTACCAATAGCTTGATCTGCTTTACCACCATCCCACTCAGCTTTAGTAACATTACGCCCTAACTGATTTATTTCATTTTCTTTTGTGTCAGATTTTTTTATTTGACTTTCGTTAGCAACAGCTTCTCTTACCTCTTGTTGTTTTTGTTTTCTTTGTCTTTTTAATTCAGCTAATTTTTGTGGATTTTTTTCTTGTGCTATTTGAGTATCAAGATCTCTACCTTGTTTTTTTAATTCTGTAGATAACTTTTTAACGTCTTCTGTTTTACCTTCTTTAGCTGCTTTGTTATATGACTGTAAGAAATTGTATGCATCTTGACCTGTTTCAAAATTAACATTTTCAAAACCTTCCTTTTTAAATATACCAGTAAAACTATTAGCTAAGTCTTTCCACCATTGAGCATCGGTAGCGTTATATTTAATATCTCCTGTAACTACAGCATCATGAAATTGGTTTAAATATTCCTCTGCATACTCATCGTATGGTTTTTCTTTGCCATTTTCGTCAAACTTATAATTATCATTAATTCTCTGATCTACAACCTTTATTTCTTTGGCAGATAATTGTGATCTAAAATCGTCAATTAATTTTCTACCATCAGGTGTTAATCTACCGTTTGTGTCATTTATTTTTGCCTTTGTAATATCATGAAGATTTTCATGTGTACCAACTGAAGTTGCGTCGGTTTCTATTGCAGCTGTTTTATTAATGTGCATTGTACCGTTAACATAAAATGCATTAACACCACTAACGTCAATAGATTCTTTTGGATCAGCACCCGTCGATTCATCATGAATGTTCTGAAAAGTATCAGGGTTAGTATGTACTTTAACATTTTTAGCGCCTATTGATTTTCTAGCTGTTGCCACATTTTCTTGTACTCTTCTTTTTGTAGCATTATTAAATAAATTTTTTGCTTTCTTTTTTGATTCTTTTAAATCCTTTTCAATTTCTTGTTTTACACTCGGGTCTGTTTCTTTTTGTAAATTTTTTAGTAAGTTGTTTTTATTATCAATTTCTGTTCCTAATTCAATCAACTCCTTTGGCTCAAGGTTTTTTAAGTTATTATACTGTGACTTTCTTTTTTGTGCTATTTCTTGTGCTTTATTATTTATCTGTCTTTCAATGATTTCTTTACCTATATCTGTTTCAGCTTTACCTAACTTTTGTTGTAAATCGTTTATTTCTGTTCCTTTTTTAGATATGATATCAGCATCAGCGTCTGACATAAATAAGTTAACAGCATGCTCTTTTATAGCTGATTCTGTTTTACCTAGATTTTGTATAGTTTTAGTACCACCACCCATAGCTGCTCCAAGTATAGCAGCATCTACTTTTTCACGCATTTTTGTAGGTAGATCATAGTTTGCCATATTTTCAAGCATTTGATCAGTGTCAAATTTGTTGATGTTAGTCACTTCGTTAGCAAAGTCAGCAGCTAATTCTGTACTCCACTCTTCACCTCCCTCAAGAACCATACCTCCTAACGTACTTTTTACCCTGTTAAATCCACCGTTAAGCACATCGCTTACAGCTTTTTTACCAGCCGTGCTTTTTGACCCAATAAGATTATTAATAATTTTTCCATTAAATAATATTTTGTTAGTAGCTATAGCACCAACACCTTCTATTCCAGCTTTTAAACCAGAGTTTAATATATTCATACCTAATGTTTGCTCTGGGTTGTTCTTGTAGTTTTCTGTAAAATTTTCACCGTACATACCAGCTGTCATAGCAGCGATACCACCATAACCAGTTGCAGCAGCTGCTAATGTTGGTGCTGTTTGTATTGAGCCATTTAATATACGTGCTCCTGCATCAAAAAAATTTCCCTTTTGAAATGATGTAAGTATGTCACCATCATACTGAGTTAAATCATCTTGAACGTCTTTTTTATATTCTTCAACTGCTATTTTAGGAGGCACAAAAGACAAACCAAGCCCTGGCATACCATAATTGCCAGATGCAAAGTTAATTATTTCCTGCTTATCAACCTCTTTTTCTACAGCTATTTTTTCTTCTTTAGTTAGTTGGTCCCAATTTGTCGGGTTCCAACCGTATTTTTCTATTGTTTTATTTAAAACGCCGGCTTTTAAATTTACAGCCTTTCTAGCAGAAGCAATCCAGCTAATAGGTGTTACTGCTGCTATTTTTAAACTTTCATCTAAATCTAAAACGTCTGTTTTACCTTCCATTTCCATTTTAAGTAAACTAGGTGTAGTAACAAATTGCGTTAAACTTTTTATTTCATCTAACTGAGATATGCCTTTTATATCTCTCATTTGTTCATAAGATGCTTTTATTGGATTACCATCTTTATCTTTTAATGGTTCTATATTTTTTTCTATTTCAGTTTGTATTTGTGGGATGTTTTGTAATTGATTTGGACTTGTTTGAGGTGCTAGTACCAGCGGAACATTAGGCAGTTTAGTGTCTTCCACAGTCACCTCATCTAGTATTGTAGGATTTTTTTTCTTATACTCGTTTATAACAATAGCAACGTCGTCTTCTGACTTACCATCTGTGAGCATATTGTTAACAACTTTTTCTAGCTCTAATTTAGACATGTTTATAAATATTTATTTATCAAAGCTTGTGCGTTTTTAGGATCTTGCTTTGTGTTTAACGCTTCTTTTTGCATTTGTAATTTTGCTATTCTTTCAATAACACTCCCCTCAACAGAACCTTCAGAGTAATCTGTATCATAACGCTCCTGTGGTGATAAGTTTTGTAACCTACTTATTTCACTATTAATAGCATCTAAGCTACTAAAATCAATCTCTGGCTGTGTAGCATTATTTTTATTATAAACATCCATGCCTGCATTAGCAGCTTGCGTAATACCTTCCATTAAATGCTCTGTTAAAAATGGTTTAACCTGCTCATAGTTACCTTCTTCAACCATTTGTTTTAATGGATCAATGTTTATTTTAGGATATTTTTCTTTTAAAAAAGTTTCAAAGTTTTTATCATCATTAAATGTATCTGTCATTAAAGATAAATAACGCTCTTTCTTTTTCATTGGATCATTACCGCCTTGCCCATCAGCAACATCATCTAATCTTTGGTTTACTTGAAACTCTGCTTGCGCTGGATTCCAAGCGCTTGGTCCTTCTTTAGATATTTTGTCTTGCATAGCAAATGAGTTTGTTTTTAACTCGTTGTATGTTTTAAAATCAGGTCTATTTAAACCTTTCTGCATCATGTTAACTTGCTTTAAAGGTATAAAGCTATCATCTGGTAAAACAAAACCTCTTTGGCCGTCTTGTTCTGTAAAATCTTTATAATTACCGGCGTATATACTACTTAGTGCCGTTACGTGATTAGGGTTAGACGATTTTGAAAAACTATTAATGTCCTGTATAAACTCCTGTGCCCCTTGTTGAAAACCCTGTAGTTCATTTTGTATTTCTGGAAATGAGCTTTTTATATTATCCTCTTCTTGATTTAACATGCTAGCTTCTTCACTGTTACTTGAAAAACTCTGCTTAGCTTGCGTAGCTTGAATAAAGTCACTTTTCTTTCGCATTAACATTTTTTTTATCATAGCTTTTTGTGGCTGCGCTATACTGTCACCGCTTTCAATTTTATTCATTAAAGCTCGCTGTGCTTGATTTGCTATATTATATTGTTCTTCCATAATTCATTAATTAAACATACCTTGTACAAAACCTCCAATACCACCTGCTCCTGTGCCTTTTTTACCTAACATTGCAGCCGCTGCTGCTCCACCTGCAAACTGACCTGCGCCACTCATTATGTTTGATGTTGCCTCTTGCCTTGCTTCATCTGCAGCTTGTTTTCTTGCCATGCCAATATCTAAGTTTTGTTGTACTACTTGACCTTCTAAATTTCTTGCTTGACTAGCGCCTGCTATTTGTTGCTGCTGTATACTTGCCGCTTGTTGTGCCGCTGCCATTTGGTTTCTCTGTTCTTGCTGTCCTATATCAGCAGAAGCTCTTTGTAGATTTTGAGACTGTTGACCCGCCATAGCCTGAGCTAAAGCTGCTATACCTGATCCGCCTGCTGCTCCCTGCATAGCGCTCATAGTGTTTGCTAATCCCTGCTGTTGTTGCTGTGCTGCAAAATCTGCTGCTTGCGTGTTAACAGTTAAATCTTCCATTGTATTTTGCATGTTAGCAGCTAAGTTTGATGTGTCTACGTTTCTTGCTGCAGCTCTTGCTATATCATATTCCTTCTGAGCTTCTCTTTGCTCTCTTCTTCTAGCGCCTCCACCTATGATACCACTAGCCATGTTGGTTAAGCCACCAACTACTTGTCCTGCTGCTTTTGCGGCCATACCCGCTGCCATTATTGGTAATGCCATAGTTATAAATTTAAATTTTTGTTATACATATTATTATTACACATTATTTACTACTTTCAAATATTTCAGATCCTACAGCGTATACTTCTGCTGAAGTTAGCGAATTATTCTTTAATTCTACCTCTGCGTAATACCCTTTTAAAGTAGATAAATTTGCTTTATTATCTTTACTAAACAGTATGAAGTCATTAGCTGTTGGCCTTACATCTCCTGTTGCTATGTTACAACTTACTGTTGTACTTGTAACAGCTGTAACAGTTCCAACTTCTACTAAACTACCTGTTTCACCATAACTTCCTAGTGCTGCTTTATATATCATATCTCCAACTTGTACAGATGAATTTATGTCTCTTGCAAATGTCATTGTTATTACTGCCATATATTTTAATTTTAAGGTGTATTAAAGTTAGATCCACCAACGTGTACTGCCACGTTATACCCAGTTGTAATATTAGCCGCTGTTGCTGCACCACCACTGTCATTATCTAAGTTAACTGAGTAATCAATCATTATTTTTGTTGAGCTACCACTTGCTGTACCTGTTGTTGTACTACCGGTATAACCACTAGCAAATCTCTTGTTTGTAAATGTTACAGCGCTTAATTGTGTGTTAGTTGCCGCTGGAGCTACAATTTCAATTTGTGATAATGAATTACCATCAAAGTTACCAGTTACACTAATAGTTCCAGTTTTTGTAGTTCCGTCTGCTGTATTTTGGAATATCATATGCCTGTTAATAGTTGGCGTATGTGTTGTTAAGTTTGCTAATACCGAGCCATCAGTTCCAGCTGAAATAGTCATTGCCGTAGCAGTAGAACCACCAGTTCCACTACTGCTATCATCAGTATGTGTTAAAAATTTATCAAGTAACAACTGTGATGTTAAATCTGCTGATCCATATTTTTCTATTTCAATATCAGCTGTTATTTTATATACATAAATTTCACTGTCAGCATTTTGACCTAAGAAACTATATGTACCTGACATAGTTCCACTAGCAGCGTCTGACATTGTTATAGTTAAACCGTCTGCGCTTATAGCTGTTACACTAGCGTTTGCGTGTGCATTAGTACCTGATATGTGCATACCCACTTTAATATTACTATTTACAGCACTTATTGTCATTGCTGTACCAGCACTACCTGATCCTGTAGCTGTTGTATCCGCTGCTGCTGCACCAGTAATATTGGCTATGCTAAACTCATAGCTGTTAGGCGGTGAAAAAGTTAATGTTTCACCAGATGGTATTGTTTGTGCGGATGATAAAACTAAAGCAGTATTACTTATAGAAGCAATAGTTACCTCAGTCTCTGTTCCAACTGGCGATATACTTGTACTTGTTACAACCATACCGGCAACTAAACTATTACTACCACTACTCAATGTAACGTTTGTTGAATTTCCTACAGCAGAAGCTGTTGTTAATTCTGTTGCATTGTTTGTAAAATCATCTTCAGTAACACCAGCTGATGTAGGTATTATATGATCATCTACATCATCCCCTGCTGCTGCTCTGTATATATAGAATTCAAGTTCTATAGCTCCAGATGATTCTTCAGCAGATGGTTCACCTAAACTATAATAAGAACTTGCTACTGTATCTGCAGTTGCTGATGATCCAGTTCCTGGGTGTATTTTAGCATTAGAAGTAACCGCATTAAATGTCAACGTAACATCAGCATATTGATTTAATGTTACTGGGTTTGATCCTGTAAAGTTTGTTGCTATAGTTGCATCTTCAATTTCATATTTAAACGTTTTTGATGTGCTTGATGATGCATAAACCTCAGCTATTGCATATTGACCAGTTGATGGTATTGTTAATTGTGTAGGAATTAACTCCCATGAATCACCATCCCAATAATGCTTCGTGCCATCACTTACTATTCTACTAACTTTAAATGTTGCTGTATCTACACCTACAACTGTAAGTGTTCTGTTTTCACCTCTTCTGCTTATTGACTTAGTATTAACATCTAAACCAGTTATTTCAACAGTAGGTGCTACAAATATTTTTTCTGCTTTTGCTGTAAATAAAAGCTTATCTCCAGTTACATTAGCTGCGCCATACTTATACGTAATTGAAAATACCTCTTTAATTATATTTCCATCTGAATCTTTACCACCATTACCTACAGTTGGTGTTGTTTGTGTTATAGTATAAAGACTTTCATCATCATTATCTTGTTTTATTATTTCACACGTTGCACGTGTATTAAAAAAGTGTCCAGTATTAGCATTAAATGTTCTAGTTAATACAACTTCACTGCTTGCATACTCTCCTGTGTTAGTGTATGCTGTTTCAACAGAAGATTTTAAATCTGTATTTTCTGCCACAACATCATAAGTACCAGCAATTGAATATGTATTAAGTGTACCACCATTTGCTAAATCTAAACTAATTGCTAAATTGGTATCTGCAGAAGCAGCTAAACTTGCAAATTGAAGTCTTAACACACCAGTTGAACTATTCCAAGTTGAAGTACCTGATCCAATAGCTATAAAAGCAGTTGGACTTTGTGATGAAATAGTTTGACTGCTTGGTAATGCATAACCATTATCAGCTGTAAATGTTATTTTTAAATCATTGAAATCATCTACATTAAAACCACTTGCATTATTATATCTTCTTATAACATTACCGTCTAATACCCAGTGTGAGCTAGCAGCTGAATCTGTAACGCTAGCTATAGTTAATCCAGTTTCAGCAGCAACAGTTATTGCAGCAGCATATCCACTTATTGATGTATTTCCAGCTATAGATGCTAGTTGACCAATACCTTGCACTGAAAACTCTTCTGAATCAACGTTTGATAAAACAGTTGTATCTCCTTTTATGTAATTAAAATACTTGCCTTCTTTTCTTTTAAACTCTCTTATTGAACCAGTATCTTCGTTTGTTGTTATAGAATCAACATGCCATCCTCTTGATATTGTTTCACTTAACTGTGCTATTTGTGCCTCGGAATATCCACCTTCTATTAACTCACCCATTGTGTAACCAGGTATTTTTATATCAGTTAAACCTTGATCTGTTAAGTCGTTACCTGAACCATCAATAGTTATTACACCTTGATATGTATATTCTTTTGCATCAGTACCTTCATAAGAAATAGTCTTAAACCCTTTTATAGTATCTGAAACATCGTTAATTAAAACCTTAACAGATGAATCGTATTGAGTACCATAAAAGTTATTTCTTGTTGTGTTTGTATGTACCCATATTTCACCATTATAAAAAGTATAATACTTATTATTTAACGAACACCCTGACTCTGGAATAAATGATTTAAAACTTGGCCAGCCTTTCACTTTACCGTCATAACTTAAAGTATAATCAGTTGTACCTTTAACCGTTAAATTGTATAGACCTTTGTTTTGGTTATATGTACCTATTAATGACGTAGATGCTGGTAGGTTGTCTTTAAACCAGTCTCTCATACCTTGATCTGATATATTGATTAACTGTGTGCCAGAGAGCGCGAGAACAGCTCCTCTAGCTTTATCAGTAAAATAAGCATTATTTACATGCGATACAAATGACGTAGGATCTTTAGATATACCGTATTCACCAGGAAAAGGCTTAACACTGCCTAATACTCTATTTGTAGCTGTTAAGTTTGCAGACCCATCAGCATTATATAAAGCATCTTTATTAGCATACATTGTTAAAATTTTGTCTTCACATAATGTAATTAAATCACCAAATCTAGCATGTAACTTTTGTATGCTACCATAATATGGGTTAATATCTTTTGTTATAGGTTCTGCTTGTATAAATTGATTTAATCTATTTATTCCGCTTGTTGAATTAAATATACCTGAAAATATTAAACCATTTTGTTTATGTTCTTCTTTGTATTGCTCTGCGAGTGGCGCTGATACTTTAACTCCCTTGTCTATTTTAACAGCATTAAAATCATCTCTTAATCTATCTGATTCAACACCATTACCAAAACTATAACAGTTAAACCAATTTAATGATTGTGTGTGACCATGAAAATCACCATCTGCTATCACAACAGCAGCTGTTGAACTTGCTATACTACCATTTGTTATAACATTAAAACTATAAATACCTTTTGAGTCTGTTATCTTTAATGTTGATCCACTTGCTATTATTCCTGTAGTATTTGCAGATAAAGTAAAATTATTAACATCTGTAATTGAGGTGATTGTTGTACTAGCTGGAATCAAAGGTATTGAAATCAACACTCCATCTTCATCTTTAAAATGTTCAACTGTCATGCCAGGTTTTATAATTGGGTATGCATCACTTATTTCATAATATAAATCTAAGTCTATTGATTCTTTAGGCTCTGTCTCAAATATTGCTGGATTTGAAGATGAGATCATATCATTACCTAAAGGTAAATCTTTTTGCATTATATTTATTTTTGTAATTCTACCTGTTGAGCCAGAACCACTATATGTAAACGCATCATCATAACCTTCACCAGTATCTGTGTTTTTTATTGTCAAGTTATACGCTCTACGTTTTCCAGCTATAAACTTTCTATTTCTACCGCTTTTTCTTCTAAACTGATAGTCAATTGTAGCATCTGTTATTTCGTATATAGCACCAGTATCACCATTAGCATTAGCAAACTGTATATACGTGCCAGAGTTAGATAAATTTTCTAAAAACTGATTAACTGTATCTAGTTCATTATGTTTCTTACCCTTATCACTTGTAACATTATCTTGCCAGTCTTCACCATAATTAACACCTGCCCAATAAACTGTAAATGTATTTTTTCCTAACACCGGGTGTATATTTGCTACTTGCGTAAAATCATCTTTTGCTTTAGTATCAGTCCAAGCTAAATCAGATCTTGCTTTTTTCTTTGTTACACCATCATCTGATATAGTTCTTGAAAAGTCATTAGTTACATCTTGATCGACATCTCTACTATATAATATATTATATTCAGTATCTAGAGCTGGAAATGATTGTATTATATTTGTATCAAAAACTGAGTTCCTATTTATTTTAACAAAAAATCTACCATAAAACTCTGCTTTTTCAACTTCTCTTTCTTCAAATAACTTTATTGTTATAGTGTCATTATCTTCAACATAACTACTGCCAAGTATTGTTGAGTCAACATCTTTTATAGGATCTTTTAAAACAAAATCATAAATGTGTTTATTATCACCGCTACCATCTGCTTCACCGTTTAAACCGCCATTTGATATTTTATACTGACCAGTAGTTCCACCAGATGTTGTAAATGTTATTACACCATCACCATTTAACCCATCAGCAAATTTATTATTTTCTGAATACTTAGGTCCTTTTAATTGAAATGCAACAGCTCCAACTTGTGGCGCGTTAATAGCACCGTCTAATATTTCTAATTTTGAGTTAGCAACAGACTGTGATACCATTTTTATATTTCTAGGCGCTTCATTTTGAATATCTAAAACTTTATATCTAGCATCAACAGATATAGCAATATCTTTATCATGTTGTTTTTTAAGTATTAAATAGCTATCGTCTTGTATTTTATTTCTTTCAGATGAGGGAAAACTTAACCAAACATTACCATCATCAGCTAAATAAAATCTATCTAATGCTATATTATAATATTCATTAGAAGTTTCTTTAACAAAAAATTTATAATGTGTTGCAAAGTCAGGTGCGTCATTAACTAGCTTACATTGTAGCGAGTTAACCTTATTAGCAAAAGACTTATCAATTTGTTTTGCTGCTTTTTTATTTGAAAATACAGGTGTTTCTCTACCATAAGCGTCTTTGTAAACAGCACCAACTTGATATGTTCTTTGTGATTTTAAAGATTTTTGAGGGGTTTTAATAGTTGTTATATCATTTGAAGTTATAGCAGTTTCTACATTAGGTATATTTTGTTTTAAAATATCATACTGCTGATAGTAGTTAGCATATATTAACCTGTTTGCTGTAATCTCTTGTGCTAAAGCTTTTTTAGGTACATTATCCCAAGGTCTTAATATTTGTTTAGAATCTACAACACTTCCAATTATCTCAGATTGTATCTCGTATGATGTTTCGTTATTTTTAAGCGTGTCAACAACATAAACTAAATTATTACTTGATTCTTTATATAATATGTCAACCTCATCTACATCAGCGGGTTGTGTATCTTGTAAGTTAACTGTTAAAGATCTTAGTGTATTTAACATACCTATATTGTGACCATCTGCGGATTTATACTCAAAGTTTGTAGGTAAAAAAGCAGGAACTGAAAATGGTGAAAACGTTGAGTACTCTCCATCTTTATACTTCCATCGTAATGCAAATCTTACAAATTTCTTTTCAAACATTGGCTCTTCTTCATCTAATAAAACTGACCATTGTATTGTTTCATTAGGTGTATCTGAAGGTATTGTCTGTATTTTACCTGTTATATTGTTAGTTAAAGCTGTTGTGAAGTTGTTTAATTTAGTAATTAATACTTTAATTGTGTACTCTTCATTTTCTTCATCCGTGTGACTCAGCGTTATAATATCATCTTTCTTGAAATTAGCAGATGGAGTTAATGCTAAAGTAACTGAAGTTTGAGCTGCTAAAGGATCACCACTACCGTCTGTAAATTTAAAACGCGAGTATACTTTTGTAGTACCTGTTCCATTGCCAGTTCTTTTTGAATTAGCCATTGTTAGCGTTGGCGCATTTATTGGTCCTAACTTTGCTACAGTAATATCGTTTTCTGTAAAAGCAACACTATTAAAAGTTGTGTGAGTATTAAAATCTGTAGAACCAGATTTAAATGAAGATATTTTTATTTTTTTAGGTTCATGTTGGTTGTCTGTCCATAATAACAAGCCGTCTATAATATTAACACCTGTAATAGGATAACTTGAACTAAAATTTAGTATACTATTTTTATCAACTAATATTGGTGCTATAACACCTGTTGATTCTGTATATTCTGCTATACAACTAACTCCTGTTGCAGCTATAAACCAATATATTTTATTATTTTGATAATCTATTATTGATCCTATACACGTGGGATTAGTTAAATCATCAATAGCGTTTGACACATCATCCCACCCAGTTGCAGATAAAACCTTTGTGTTAGCGTCATATGTCTTACCTACTAATTTAGTATTACCTAAAACATTTTGTACAGCGCCTACGTCAGACCCTTCTGATGTAGATATTTCTATATTTTCTGCATTTCTATATTCACCGTTAGGAACTAGCCTTTCGTCTAGATCCTTATTCATTTTACCGGCTCTAAAATGATGTTTTAACTCTGACATATTTTATTAATGTTTAATCTGTTTCGATTTTCCTCGCATTATTTGAGTTAACTCTTCAGCTTTTAAATTAGACAATCTAAGTTTAGCTTTTCTAGTTTCTGCAAATCTTTCTTTTTTATACTGCTGTATTAAAAATGGTGGTGTATTAGCTCTTGTTGATAAAATAGCATAAGCAATATATTTATACATAGCTTCTTCTGCTAACTTATGTACTTGCATCTCATCATCAGTACCTAAGCTGTCACTTATATATTTTAAAGTAACAGTTTTAGCACTTAAATTTGAACTAAAATGTATTTTACCTTTTAATGGATCAATGTAAAAACTCCCGTTATTTTGTGCATACTGAGGATCAATACCATATCTGTTACCTATATTTAAATCCTGTAAGTCTTCTCTAATATTTCTTTTAGTATCAGTAGCATCTTCGTTGGTATTATTCTTATAATTATTCCAAGTATCTGAATTTTCTGCTGTTAAAACCTCACCAGTTGTTTCATCAAATAAATAATTGTAATCATCATCTTGTAATAAAGCTTTTGGATTACTTGTTTTACTAGCTGGGTATATAACGTGCTCTATACCATCATCACTTCCCATCCACGATAATTTAACGTAATTTACATAATCATGTGGTAATTTCATAACTAATGTAGGTGGTATTTCTATTTCTTGTGATTTTTCTGATCTAAAAGTATCGTAACTCATTTCAGCTAAACCTCTTTGTGCGTGAAAAGCAACTAAGCTTCTTGGTGTTTTTGATATTATACGATCTTCACCAACATATGATATTAAAAAGTTACTAATAATGTCTTTTAGTTTTATGTATTGATAATTACCAAATTGTTCAGCAACGTCTGTTTGTTTAACTACTAAAGTCATGCCAGTTAACGGTGCTCCATTGCTAGCTTGTATTGTTGAATCGTAATCTGTAGAAGAAAATGTTAAAGTAGGAGATGAATAACTGTAGTTAGAACTTGATACTTGTTTGCCATTTATAAAAACATCAAATTGAGTTTCAGCTGTAGGTAGTGTACTAAAATAAGCAGTTGTTAATGTAAATGCTACAGTACCGCTACTACCAGAACCATTAATTGTTTCACCCCAAGCGCTTTGACTTTGATTATAATACGACTCTTGTGTTGTTGTTCCTAGTAATCCCATTTATTTATGATTTTTCTTGTTGTATTGTTTCTATTTCTTCTTTATCAGCTACTTGAATTAAACCTGTATCTTTCATAGTTATACCAGCTAATTCTAGTATTTTAATTACTAATTTAGTTTCTTCTGAAGCGTGAAGTTCAAAATCAACAGCATTTGTTGAGTTATATAAAGCTTCACTATTTACAATTGTGTATGCCCATTGTACTTTTGTAGGCTTTGCAATATAGTTACATGTTACCGCTGATGTTATTGTAGTTGGGTAAACTTGTATTCTTCTTTCTCTCTGAGCTTCTGTTGTACCAGAGTTTCTCACATATATTGGTCGCGATGTCGTTGGGGCTGTTAACGGTGAGTTTATATGTAAGTGTAATTTGTTTTGTTCTACATTTTCTATTGCTAAGTATTGACCGTCTTTTAAATAATATAACGTACCCATTTTATAATATTCTGGCAATGTACCAACACCACCCGATGCCATTGACACGTCTGCTCTAAACTTTTCAAAATGATCAACTTTTTCTTGCAACACGTCAAGTGAATCTGAATAAATAGTGCTGTTACCAGGTATTCTACTGAATTGGTTTATGTCATAGAAATACTGTTCAAATATTTCTAATTGTGCTTGATTTGCTAGTAAATTAAACTCTTGAGGTGTTACATAACCTCTTTGCTCTTTATTGGCAATTGCTAATACTTTTTGATATACAGTGTCTATACTTACTGCCATAATTTCTTTTGTTTATATAGTGTAGTCACCCGTATAGAGTGACTACTCTATAAAGTGATTTATAATTGTTTTAAAATATTTTGGTATATTTCCATACCATCATCTGTTTTAAAGTATGCAGCTAATGCTGAATAAGGGTTTTCATCAAATGGAACAGTCATGACTTTTCTGTCATTACTTCCCCAATGAAAAGTTCTGTTGTCACTTGAAAGTCTAAGTAATCCAGCTTCAACAGCTTTAATACCAACGTTTCTAAGCTCAACATTATCATCATTAACTAACTCTAAGAATAATTTAGGGTTTCTTTTAGCATAAAGCATAACATCTCTTTTTATCTCCTTAGATGTCATGTTACTTACCTTATTACCTTGATCTACTCTTAACACCGCTTCTGCTAAATCTATTTCAATATTTCTAGCTGTATTTAAAGCTTCTAGTTCTAGTTCAAGTTCTCCTAACTCATCTTTAGCTTCTTCAACTGGATCAAACTCATAAAATAATCTATTTGCTTGAGGATGATATAGTGATAGTAATTTTTGTAGTGTTTGTTTTTCTTTTGGAACGTTTAATATTCCATCAGTAAAAGTTACGTGACCTAATCTAGCGTCACCTTTAAATTCATCTACAAAAGGTGTTTTTTGATTTTCTGTGTATTTCAACTCTCTCTCATATCCCTTCTCATTATCAAACCAATAAATACCTCTACTTTGTATAGTATATGATAATGGTGATAAACCATCTCTTAAATAATATACTCTGTCTTTAATATCCCAGGCGTTTTTATCAGCAACGACTGGCGTTTTAACATCAACTGGTTGTTTTGCCACTGATGCTTTTTTCATAGTAACTTCTGTTTTAGAAGTTTTCTTTTTTGATTTTTCCATAATATAATATAATTAAATAATTAAAAAATAAAGGGCTAGGTGCCGAAGCACCTAACTCTTTAAAATAATGTATTAGTTAAGAATCATGAAGTTATTAGCTCCTTGAACAACTAAACATCTTTCTGATAGGTAATGTACCTCCATTGCATCAAGATCAGAAGTGATGTTTCCACCAACTGAACCAGTGATCCAAGTTTTCATTCTTCTATCATCAGATTGTGAAGCTCTGTATCTTACGTGTAAGAAAGGTCTTTTCATATTTCTACCTAAAGACTCATCATAAACAGTTGATACACCAGCTGGAATTACAACCGCTCTAACGTCGTTGTAATCGCCATCTACTTGACCTCTTAATGAAGCATCGTTTAGATATTTCCAGTCAGATTTGTAGAAGTCATAAGAACCTCTTCTGAAACCAGAGAAACCTAAATTTAATGCCATATCCTCATCGTTACTGAATACTCCGTAAGAAGTACCACCTGAACCATAAGAATTTTGTGCTGCAAGCATATCATCTATTGCTAAAGATACACTTCTGTTGCAGTACAACATGTTTTCTTCAATCGCACCTTGTCCATCAAATTTCTTAAGGATATTATCAAAAGATCCTAAGTCATCTGCTGCACTAGTACCAACGATACCAGAAGTAACGTGACCTCTGTCATTGATTGCTGCGAATAAACCTTCAGTACCAAAATCCGCACCAGCTCCAGATAATTCTGAATCTACTGCAGAAGAACCAGGTACACCAAGTTCACCTTCTATACATGCCATTTCTAAGTAATCAGAGAATCTAGCTCTTGTATCACCTTCAGCTTTTAAATACCATAGGTAACCATTTTGACCTTCTTCACCTGAAATTTCTACCCAACCAATAGCTGATGCGTCTGAACCACTTACTTCAAATTTATCTTTGATAATAATTGGTTTGTTCACATGAGATTTATGTTGAGGTGTTACTGCGTTAGACATTCCGCTATCTCCTTTTTTGAATTCAGATCCATAAACGAAGAAAGAACATCTAGCTGCAGCGTCATCATCAGTTGTAACAAATCCACTTACTGCACCAACAGTTGCTACTGCATAAGGAAGAGCTGTTAAAGTACCTGCTGCTGAATCAGCTGCAGAAACATAACATTTTGTTATTGTAGGGCTAGACTCACCATCAGATAATACGATAGTTTGACCAACTCTAACACCGTGATTAGTTGCGCCAGTAATAGTACCAGCGTTTGCTACAGATACTCCTGTTACAGAGATGTGTAGTCTACCTTGTTCTGACCAGATTACTCTGTCAGCTGTCATAGCCTCTTCAGCACCTACTTGAGAAAGGAAACCAGAGATAGTTCTATTACCGAACACCTCAGCTTCTTTTTCTATAATATCAGGTAGATATTGTTGAGCCCAACCTTCAGTACTAGATGACGTAAAGTCAATATAGTTACTAGAAAGGGTTTGTTGTTTTGGGGCTGGAGTTGAGTTTAAATTCGACCCAGCCGTTGGGTTAATTGCTGCCATTTTATTTTAAATTTTAAATGTTTAAAGTTATTTTCTAATTTTAAATCGAAGTCTATCAGTAGAGTCGCCACTTATCGCTCTTACTTTTACACCACTAACATCTGTTTCATTAGTAGCTCTAGGAGACATATCAATGTTTTTAGATCGTGCAATACTTTCTTTAACACCGTCTGCTTTTCCTTGTTCGTAAAAATGATTCGCAACAGCATCAGCGTTCATAGCTGTAAACATAGATTTATGATACCCTTCAGCGTTATTAATTAATTTACTTTTCTTATCTAAAAAATTAGATACAAAGTTATTAATATCACTTTGTTGTTCTTTAACTCTGTTTACATCTTTAACATTAAATCTAAACTTTTTATCTCCGACATTATATTCAAAACCTTTGAACTTGTCGTTAAAAACATTATTTGTTTTTTGTGTAAAAGTTGATCTTTGTTGTTCTAATGCTTTTTCTTCTACCTCGTTCTTCTCATTGTATCTATTAAAAAAATCAATTGCCTTTTTTTGCTCAGGATTTAACTTTGAGCCTGCTTTGATTTCCGCATAGTATTTAGACTTTAGCCCGTCTAAGTGGCTTTTAGCGTCGGCAACTTGCTCTTTAAACGCTAATTTCTTTCTCTTAACATCAACTACTTCATCTACTTCTTCATCGTAGTCAAATCTATCTTCTATAAGAAAATCAACTTCATCACTTGTTAAGTGTGATTTAGTTTGATTATAATACTCTCTTAATAAAGCTTTATCATCAAGTTTATTGTAATCTTGATTTAATTTTACGTAATCGTTAAGATCACCACCAGTCTCATCCATGAAGTCTACAACTTTTTGAATATTATCCGGTAGTTCTTTGCCAGTTTCTTTAGCTTCTTCTACAGCTTCTTCAACTGCTTCTTCAATTGTCTCAGCTTTATCTTCAACAACCTCATCAGTTTTTTCTTCTGTAATCTCTTCCAAAACTGGTTTTTCAGTTTCTTCTTCTTTGGTTTCAACCTTTTCCTCTTTAACTTCCTCAACAATCTTATCATTGACTTCTTCTTTAGGTTGCTCTTCTTCCTGCTTTTCTTCTGCAGGAGCTTTAGACATGTCAACCTTTAACGGTTCATTGTCTACAGCCATTTTTTTCATTGACGGTTTTTTCTTTACTTTTAATTTACCATCATTTTCTGTTGCTTTCACTTCAGCAGCAGAATCGGTAGTCTCTTCTACCTTTTCTTTTTTTGCTTTTGCCATAATATAATATTATATAATTAATTAAACATATGTACTCTCGTACAATTTTTTTTATTTTCCTATGTATGCTACAACCTGTCCCGCATTAACATCAATTTCAGTATATCTACCATAAATTGTTACGCCAGATTTTAAATCTAAGTTTGTGTTTGTTATTTGAACACCACCAGATCCTTCTAAATTAGTTTCAGAACCTGCAGCTAAATCATTAGCAGCATCCTCTGTGTTAGCGAATACAGTTGCTGTTTCTGCAACTAAACCACCTGAACTATCAAAATCAGTGTCAGTTATTGCTGTTATAGCAATAAACACACATCCTGTAGGAGGTTTAATAGCATCACTAGAAGCTGTTGTAAAAACAGATCCCATTATTTTGCCAGTCCAATCTTGTACTACTTTTGCCATTTTACTATTATTTATTTGTTAAACATATTATAATTCTATTCCGCCACCCATTATATCATTACCTGAAGACTCAAACTTTTTAGGTGGTGCTTGATTATTTCTTTGATCTATTAATTCAGATTGTTGACTAGCTTGTATTCTAGTTCTTTCATCTTTACGATCTTCTTTTGTACTCTCCTTCATCTTTGTAGTTTCAAGCTCTTTTTCTTTTAATTTCATATTTAGCTCAAACTCGTGATTCATTAACTCTTTCTTTAGATTAGCTTCTTGTTGTTGCTTTTGCTGCTCTAATTGACTCTTTGCAGTTTCAAGTTCAATTTTACTTTGTGTTAAAGCCTGTTGTTTCTGTACTTCTGCTTGAGCTGCAACTTGCTGCGACTCTGCGTTAGCTTGTGACTGCGCTTTTATATTCTGTTGTTGCATTGCTTGGTCCTGCTCTATTTTTTTCTTTCTTCTTAATTTAAGAAGTTGATTTGCAAGTTTCACGTTTTTAATTTCTCTTATATCAATAGCATCTTCTAGCTCAATGCTATTCTTTGAAATAGCAGCTTGTATGTTATTTTCTAACATTGCTTTTTCTTCTTCATCTGGTGCTAGTTCAATAAATATACCAAAATCATGAAGATGTAATGTAGACAAATCATCTAAAGTACCAACGTTATGAGCTCCAATAGCTTGTATAAAAGCTTCTCTTGTTGGTGAATACTCTAATACATCTGCAATTCTCATAGATAAACACTCACATAATTCTGAAGTTATTAACAAACCACCTTGTAATATATGTCTTGTTGCAACATTTGAATTAGCTGCTGCTAACTTTTGTACACCGACTAATGTATTAGCATCTGGCATACTACCGTCTCTTGCTTCATTTAATCCAGTAACATCTCTTATCATTTGTAGATAATAATTGTATGTCTGTATTAACGCTTGCATTTTATTACCGCCGCTACCACTTTGAATTTCTTGTATAGGTACTTTACCTGGATTACCATCTCCGTCTGCTGTTAATGATCTTCCAATAACACTACCAGTTTGGAAAAACATATTTAACGCTTCTTGTGGATTGTAGTTTGTACCGTTACCTAAATCAACTTCAGCTAAACCATCAGCGTCTAAATAAACACCATCAGGAACCATACGCGACATAACCTGTTGTAACTTTAAATGAGTTAACTGAATCATATCTGCAAAACCAGTTATTCTACGAACTAAAGATTCAATTTTACCTTTGTACATCCTTGGTGCACAAAGTGAGTAATTCATTTTTACTTTAGTATAATCACTCTTAGGTCGCATCATATTTTTTGACATTTCCCATTTAAGTAATTTTTTAGTACCTAATACTAAAGCGCCTTCATATAAAACTTCAATAGATTTAGATAGCTTACCAAATCTTTCATCTACAACTTCTAATGGTGGATTAAAAGAATCATCTTTCATTAATATTTTAGATGCACCACTACCAGTTGTTTTAATTTTATAAACCTCATTCATGTAGGTTTTATAGTTAAAATAAAGTATTTGTATTATATTATTATCAACGTTAGTTCTATCATAAACATTGTTACGTTCTAGTGACGATTTATGTATACCTTGTTGTGTTATTTCTTTTAGATCTTCATTAGTAAGGTTTGGAAATTGCTTTTTAAGCTCATTAATAGGTATATTTTTTACCTCACCAATGTAGTATATATCATCAAAGTAAGGTGACTCAGTGTGCGAGTATATTATATTTGCTGGATCTACATAATCTATTGTTACACCTTCTGATTTAGTAAAGTTATTTTTAACACATGCTAAGCCTATAACAGTTAAGTCGTAATATAATCTTCTTTTTATTTGATCATACTTGTTGCCTTGTAGTATAACATTTAAAGCTTGTTCTTCTGCGATCTCTATAGACTGCTTATACGTTAATTGCATATGTAGAGATAATTCTTCTTCATCTCTAGGTAAAGTTGCAGGATCATTTTCTGCTATAGTTATACCAAAAGCTTGCTCAGAAAATTCATTTAAATCTTTAGTCTGCATATCTCTAATAACAGACTCCATGTATTCTGTACGTTGACTAACGCCATAAGGATCTTGTGAATATGCTTTTACATCATAAATTCTATCTGATATACCATTTACAACTATATCTACAAATTTAGGTATTATAGGTACTGGCTTCCA